GTAATTCACTTTGCCCGACAAAACCTCTTCAGTAGCAGCCAAGAAGTCTCCCTTCTTGAAGAGGGCTCGTTCTTGGTCAATTGGCATGTTTAGATATTCCTGACTGTAAATGTCAGTGGTACCATCACGAAGAGCTTCCTCATACATGGTCTTGAACATCTCCACACTCTTCTTTTGAGGCCAGAGTAGTTCTGTGAAGTCGTCGTTGTGGGCCCGGTACTTGACAGCTTTCCACATCGTCTTGCGAGTGGAGTAGGTCTTAAGACCAGACCTAACAGTTGTTTTGTCGCTTTCCGAAGGCATTAGGCGCTCTAGGAGGCTATCCATATGCAGGATGGTGCCCACGATACGAACAATACCATTGTCAGAGCGGCAGGGCAGCAAAGCACCTTGAAACCATCTCCGCATCTTCTCACGACGTTCCTTGTTCATAACAAGCTCGTCGTTTTCCATATCGTCACACATGATGATGTCAGGACGAGAACCATTCCAGATCAATCCACGAAGCTTCTGTTCCGCTCCCTTGGCAATGATACGGAAACGATGCCCGTCCTCACACTCAACAATAATATCTGTTTCTGAGTCCTTGATGAACTTAACTTGCCCGTCAGCATTACGACGAATGCCAAAGAGATCAATGAGTTCTTTGTTATCTTGCAATTCTTGCTTGAAGGTTCCAAGGAACAGAGCACTCTGACTTTCAGTGTCAGAGACTAGCAGCATAAACTTTCGCTGTCGAAACAGCAAAGTGGCCAATCCGTACCCTAAGGTGACTGCGGTGGATTTGGCATGTGCCCGTGGGGCGGCTAGAGCAACGAACTTCTCATCAGAGCAGCAGAGTTCCCAACACTCTCGGTGAAAGTTGGGTGTGGCACTCTGACCATCAAAGCGGCTAGACAGTACACCACCAACAAAACCCGCAACTACTTCTGAGGTAAGTTTCATTTAACAGTAAATGTCAGTTGATTTATTCCAAACTGGGCCAATGGTTGGTCCTAGTGGGATAGGTTTTGGATATTGTGGGGTAATCTTGACAAAGAGAGTCGTAAGGAGTGGGAAAATAGTTTTGAGCAGTGGGTAAAACTGGCAAAGCAGGTGCAAGAGGAGCGCACGTTCCCTTGGCAGAATGCTTCCAATGTGAAATATCCCCTGATGACTACGGCTGCTATGCAGTTTGCTGCACGTGCATACCCCTCTCTAGTGCCCTCTAACGGTCAGATTGTCAAAGCTCGCACCATGGGCAAGGATACCACTGGGCAAAAATTAGCTCTTGCTGAACGGGTCTCCACTTATATGTCCTACCAAGTGATGTATGAGATTCCCTACTGGGAAGAGGAGATGGACAAGATGCTGATTCAGCTTCCTGTCGTTGGGATGATGTTCAAGAAGACCTACTGGGACCCAGTTAAGAAGACGCCTGTCTCCACTTTGGTGTCTCCCAAGAACCTTGTGGTCAACTATTGGACTCGCAACCTAAAAGAGTCTGAACGTATCTCCGAAGAAATTGAGATGTCTGCACGTATCCTGAAAGAGCGTCAGATGTCAAAGCTGTTCTTGGATGTTGAGTTGGGTCCTGCCCCTCTCCCAGAGAATTCTCAAGCCTCTGGTGCTGACGATTCCATCCCCTACATCCTAATTGAGCAGCACACTTTCCTTGATCTTGACGATGATGGTTACAAAGAGCCCTACATTGTCACCTTTCACAAGGAAACTGGTCAGGTCCTCCGTATTGTAGCTCGCTATGATGAGAGTGGTGTGTTTGTGGACGACATGGGGGAACTCCAGCGGATTGAGCCCATCCAGTACTACACGAAATTTGGTTTTGTTCCTAATCCTGATGGTAGTTTTTACGACATTGGTTTTGGTTGCCTCTTGGGCCCCATCAACGAGTCTGTGAATACTCTCATTAACCAGTTGGTTGACGCAGGCACACTGAATAACCTCCAAGGTGGTTTCCTCGGTAAGGGCCTACGTCTCAGGATGGGTGACTACGGCTTTAAGCCGGGTGAGTGGAAGGCAGTTAATGCTGTTGGGGATGATCTCAAGAAGCAAATTGTACCCCTCCCCACCAAAGAACCCAGCAACGTCTTGTTTCAGCTTATGGGCAGCCTGATTTCTTCCGGCAAGGAATTGGCTTCTGTTGCTGAAATCTTCACTGGCAAGATGCCGGGGCAGAACACCCCAGCTACTACGACCATGGCTACGATTGAGCAGGGTATGAAAGTGTTTACTGCTGTTTACAAACGAATCTTCCGTAGCTTGGCAGAAGAGTTTGAAAAGATTTATGATTTGAATGCCACCTACCTCAACCCAGAGACTTATGCCGCTGTGGTGGATGTTACGGTTGGTCCTAACGATTTCAAATCCAAGTATGATATTTGTCCTGGTGCTGACCCAACGGCTGTCTCTCAGACAGAAAAGTTGATGAAAGCTCAAGGACTGCTGGAACTACTGCCCTCGGGTATGTTGAATCCAGTGGAAGTGATTAAACGTGTGTTGGAAGCACAAGAGCAGCCTAATTGGGAACAGATTATGAACCCACAGGTAATGCAGACTGGGGCACCTCCTGAGCCACCACCTGATCCAAAGCTGATGGAAATGCAGATGAAGGGTCAAATGGAGCAGCAGAAGATGCAAATGCAAGGCCAACAACAACAGCACAAGATGGAACTGGATGCACGAGATAAGCAAGTCCAGTTGGCTATGAAAGCCCAAGAGCATCAGATGGACATGGAGCACAAAGCCCAAATGGGTAAGCTCGCTGCCGCTGAAGCTATCCATAAGCAACGTATTTTCTCTGCACAAGCGCAGGCCGACATGAATCAGAAAATGATTTCTGGTGTCCAAACCTTGTCTCAGAAAGACGCCGAGCATAAGCAAAAGCTTGCTCAAACTAAATCTCAACCCAAAGGGGCAACTAAGAAACCATGAGTGATTTTTCAGATTGGAAACAACATCCAATTACAAAACGAGTGTTTGCTGGTCTTCAAGAGCAGGAGCAGAATATCACCGAGCAACTGGTAGTCAGTGCTGGGTCTAATCCTCTAGAAGATCGTTTTAAAGCTGGGTACATTGCCGCACTCCGGGATGTTTACCTTATTCGTCTTGAGGACGAAGGAGACGACAAATGATAATTCCCCTGCTTCATCGCATCATCGTGAAGCCTGAGAAGTTTCACGAGAGTAACAAGGATATGATTCGAGCACGAGAAATCGGGCTAGTCATTCCTGAACTTGAAGATATGAAACGAGCACAGGCCTCTGTGGATCGAGGAGTTGTTGTGTCCCTTGGGGCAACGGCTTACCAGGATTATGGTGTTGAACCCCCCATCAAGGCGGGAGACACTGTGAACTATGCCAAGTTTGCTGGTAAGTTGATTGAGGATGACGGTGAAACGTACATCTGCCTCAATGACGAAGACATCATTTGCGTTATCAAAGGATAAACATGGAAAATACTGAAATTGGTCAAGTGGCCCCTGAGCAAGAAGCTCAAACCCCAGAACTCTCCCCTGTTCAACAAGAAGCACTCTCTTCGGGCTGGGTCCCGAAAGATGACTTCAATGGTGACACTGAGAAATGGGTAGATGCCGCAGAGTTTCTGCGTCGTGGTGAACTGTTTAAGAAGATTGAAGCACAAGGTCGTGAACTGAAAGATGTTCGCCGTGCTCTAGTCGAGATGAAGAAACTCCATGCCAGTGTGCAGGAGGTCGAATACAAGCGTGCTCTTGATACTTTGAAAGCACAGAAAAAAGCAGCCCTTGAGGAAGGGGACGCTGATGCCGTTATCGCAGCGGATGAGCGTATTGATCTGGTTCGAGAACAACAACGACAACTAGTTGTTCCTGAGGATGTACAGCCTACGGCTGAAGAGCATCCTGAGTTTGTCGAATGGAAATCTAAGAACTCGTGGTATGTGTCTAGCACACCAATGAAGGCGTTTGCTGACGCTCTGGGTGCTGAACTGGCCCAGCAAGGTCTCACACCTCCCCAAGTCCTCCGTAAAGTTGAGGATGAAGTTCGTAAAGAGTTTCCTAATAAGTTTCAGAATCCTCGTCAAAACCGAGCATCTGCCGTGGAGAGCGGTAATGTGAAAACTGTTTCTGGTAGTGGTTCCTACACCCTGTCCCCAGATGAACGTCGGGTTATGCAGACCTTTGTACGTACTGGTGTTATGACAGAGAAGGAATACATCTCCGAACTTAAGAAAGTAAAGGGTCAATAATGAACCAAGAAAAAGAAGCTATTGCTAAAGCGCCTAGTGGCCGTGTTCAACGTACCCCGATTGGTACGCGGAACATTCTGACGGTAAAGGGTAAAGACCCTGCATATGCATACCGTTATGTAAATGACATTGATGAACGTGTTGCTCAATTCCAAGAGGCTGGTTATGAACTGGTCTTGGATGAAGCTGCACAATCTGGTGATAAGCGTGTTAACGCAGCATCCTCTCTTGGTTCAAGTAAAGCCGTCTCTGTTGGTCAAGGCACAAAAGCCTACCTCATGCGGATTAAACGGGAATGGTTTGAGGAAGATCAGGCTCGAAAGCTCAATCATGTTGCTGACGTTGAACGTGCCACCAAAGAAAAAGCTCTTGATGGTACATACGGAGAACTGAAAGTCTCCCGCGACTAATTTTGTCGTGCTGTGCCATTAGGAAATCCCTTATTTGCTTTATTGGAGAAAACTAATGGCAAGTGTTTCGCGTATTAACGGGCTGCGTCCTGTTAAATATCTTGATGGCAAAGGCTACTTCGGCCAAGCCAATTTGTATTTTATTCCTGCCTCGAATGCTGACGTGATTATGGTCGGTGACGTGGTTAAACTGGCTGGTGATAGCCGTAGCCCCACGGGTGCTCAAACGGTTGCTCGCCACGCTGGTGGTGCCACGGAAGCCTCGGTGGGTGTTGTGGTTGGTATCATCTATTCTGGTGTTGGTGATACTCAGAACGTCCCCCCGGTGACTGATCTGAATACTCCTGTTTATCGTCGTGCCTCTACGGATCGCTATGTGATGGTTGCAGATGATCCTAACACTGTGTTTGAAGCACAGACTATGGGAGCTACGTTGGCTGCTGCTGACATCGGTCTTAATGCTGAAGTGGATGTCACTGCTGGTTCTACGACCTCTGGTGCCTCTGGCATGGCTGTGGACCTGTCCACCAAGGCTGCTACGGCCACTCTTCCTCTGAAGATTGTTGGTTTCCCCTACCGTCCTGATAATAACATTGGTGATGCCTACACTAACGTGTATGTGGTCATCAACAACCATCAGTTCAAGGGTAGTACCGGCACTGCTGGCGTCTAATAGTTAGGAAGGAATAAAATGAGTGTGATTAATAGTGGCTCTTTTGCAAAGGCCCTCTGGCCCGGCGTTAACGCTTGGTACGGTAAAGCATACACTGAGTATCCGGTTGAGTACACTTCTCTGTTTGAGAAGCATACCTCTAGCCGTGCTTGGGAAGAGGATGTCGGTACTTCTGGTCTGGGCCTTGCGGTTCAGAAGTCGGAAGGTGCTCCGATTTCTTACGACAGTGAGCGTCAAGGCTTCATCACTCGCTACCAACACGCAGTGTTTGCACTGGGTTTTGTCATCACGCGAGAGATGATGGAAGATGACCAGTATGACATCGTGGGTAAGCGTAAGTCCGAAGGTCTTGCCATGTCTATGCGTCAGACCAAGGAAATCATCGCTGCTAACGTGTACAACCGAGCCTTCTCTGGTTCGTACACTGGTGGTGACGGTTCTGCCCTCCTGGCTACCGGTCATGCCAACATTGCTGGTGGTACTTGGTCGAACAAGCTGGCAACTGATGCTGACTTGTCGGAAGCGGCTCTTGAGCAGGCTTGTATCGATATTGCTGGTTTCACTAACGACCGTGGTCTCCTGATCGCTGTCCGTCCTGAGACCCTCATCATCCCACGTCAACTGATGTTTGAAGCCAAGCGTATCCTTAACTCGGATGGCCGAGTGGGTACTGATGCCAATGACCTGAACGCCCTGAAGACCCTTGGTGTGATTCCTAAAGTTGTGACGAACCATTACCTGACGGATACGGATGCTTGGTTCATCCGCACCAACGTTAAGCATGGCATGAAGTACTTTGAGCGTCGTGCTGACAACTTCGAGATGGATAACGATTTTGATACCGAGAACGCAAAGTTCAAGGCCACTGCTCGTTACTCCTTCGGCTGGACGGACCCCCGTGGTCTCTTCGGTTCGCAAGGCGCTTGAGGTTAGGGGTAACAAATGGCAGCAACTAACTTTGTTTCGCTGAGTTACCCCAAAGTTCGTGAGAGTCTTGAGAAAGTAGTTAAAATTGTCCGTACCGACACTACTGCCTTTGTGGGAGCTTGGCTCCCCAAAGATGCTGTGTTGACTGGTATGTATGTTGTGGGTCAGGCTGCCAGTAATGCTGGCACTACCGCTACGATTGACGTTGGTACTACTGCCTCTGCTAACGAGCTTTTGGCTTCTTATGATGTTCGTACTGCAGCCACTGGTGAGGGTTATAATCCCGCCGGTGCTGCTGCGGTTGGTACGGCTTTTATGGAAAAGCTCACCACCGACGTCCCAATCTATGCCAAATATACTGAATCCGGTACTGCCTCCTCGGCAGGTGGTCCTTGGTATGTGAAGATTGAGTATAGTGTAGTTGGTGGTGGAGAAACCATTCAACTGTAACCCGGTTACTGGAAGACCTTGGTCTGAAGTAACCCCCTAGAGGGGAGTGTCTGTTAAAAGGTACTCCCCTTTTCTTTTGTCTCTGGAAGGGTATGGAAATGTCTTCTAATGTATTTGTTAAGTCTGGACGAGTTCTAGACATTCTTAAAGACGCCACTACTACGGTAACTGGCGCATGGATGTTCAAAGATGCTCCACAGGCATCTTATCAAGCAGTTGTTGAAGGTACTGGGGCAGTGACTGCTACAGTGGTTATTGAAGCCTCTAACGATGGTATTAACGCTCTCTCCACGGTGTTGGGCACAATCACCTTGTCTGGCACAACTAGTTCTTCTGACGGTTTCCAGACATCGGCTCCATGGAAGTTTGTACGGGCCCGTGTCACAGCTATCTCGGGTACTGGCGCATCCGTTGATGTCACTTCTTGTGTTTAAGGGGAATGTATGTCTGTTGTAATTAATTCCTCTGTAGCTGGTGGTGGTGGTACCACCGTCAGCGGTATTTCCGATGTCCCCGGACTAGAAGCAGCCCTTGATGGTAAACTTGGGGCAGATCAGGCCATTGTCCCCTCAGCTCTGCCAGATAATGGGGTAGGGACTGATGATCTAATTATTCAGCGGGCTTCTGCTGTCTACACCCAAACGCGAGACTCTCTCTTTGTTGGTAAAGGAGCGGAGGTGTTTACTTGGGCGGGTAAACCCTCTGCTTCTGGAAACACTAACAGAGTAATTACCGTACTAGATTCTGGTCTAGTGGGTCAATTCTGGAGTGATGGGACCTACTGGCGCTGTCTAAAAGAGGTTTCTCTTTTGGCAAATGGTAACCCAGCAACCACTACCAGTGGGACCACTGAAACGGTGTTAGCCACAATTCCTCTACCAGCACTCGCTCTTGCTGACAATGGTAAAGTAGTGGTTGAGTTTCTAGTGACATACCCAAACAATGCAAACAATAAAACCGTAAATCTACGTCTAGGTGGAACCGGGATTAACGGTACGAGTCTTTGGGAACAGACAGCAACAACCACTGTTAAAATGTCAGTGCGTTGTGGTTTCATGAACCGTAATAGTGTTTCGTCACAAGTACAAACTGCGTTGGAATATGGTTTTGGTTTTGGGCAAGCTGCCCTGGCACTGCGTACAGCGGTGGTGGATACCTCGGTGGCAACCTCCCTGTTTCTAACTGGGACTTGTGCTAACGGGGCTGACCTAATCACTCTACAGTCAATTACTGCCACAGTACTATGAGTGTCTCACCAAAATCCATTATAGGTAGTGCTCTACAGTCACAAGCAGCAGCAACACATGAACTTTCTCTAGTAGGCCCGGAGGGAGGTTCTGGGTGGATTGTCGGTCCAGTGGGCACACAGGCACAGGGGATGCGGGGTGCTGATCCTGGTTATGGTTCCCTGGCATCCACTGGATGGGGTCGTAGAACGGATGCCGATGTCATTTCATGGGGAACATGGCGTGTTCTTGTTCCCTGGTTTGTTTCCTTTAGGGGAGCTACCAATGCCTACGCTCCAGCCGATACGGCTACTAATACTTGTATAGAGGTACTAAGTATGTCTGCACAAGTACGTAGAGCCAGTGACAAAACTTGGGTATTCACACATGCTCCTGCCAACTATGAGTGGGTAGCCCCATATAACCTCCAAACTACTGGGGGCACGGCTGGAACTATGGTTTATCCAGCAGCAAACAAATTTCATGCAGACGTAAACGCTTCTGCCCATGGAGGTCGTGGTAGACAACCGCTTCCGTTGCTCAATGATGAACCAGACATTGATGCCATCTATGTGAAACTGGTTGCTCGACTCTCCTTAATTAATACGGGTGGTGTGAATGATATGGCACAGAGCAATTTGGTTCTAGTGGCAGGTGCCGACTTCTATCCAAATATGGTGCTAACTGCTCCACAGGTAATGGGAGCATCTTCGTGGGTTCCTGGCTGTGCCTATGGGCGCTTTGGTTGGGTGCGTCCCAACCCACGAGCGTTTACCATGCTCTGTAGAAAACCAGGAGTTACCGACCAGTCCCTGCTAGATTTTCCACCACACGAGACTTAACCTATGTTTAGAGTAGGAAATACCATCATTCTTTTTACAGCGGTGGGGATGGAGGCATACGATGTGTCTGGTGTCCTCCCTCCTGTAACAGAGTACCCCGCCATTGCTACAGGAAGGCTGTGGCTAAATACTGATTATTCAACACAAGACTGGGGACGTGACTCTTTATTCCTAGACGTGATGCGTACAGCTAGGGCTTGGAGAGCCCAAACCAGTAGTCAATATAATGACACAACAAAGCTAGCTGAAATGCTAGCCACGGTGGACATAGATGGCTATCCAACTACCTTGCCAGCCGACACCGCTGCTGGTACTATTGTGATGTTGGAACAGGGCGCAGCAAGTGCTCCAGCTCTAGGTGGGCGTTATCGGTTAGAGTATCTAGGAACTGGGACACTGCTGTTGTCTGGCGTGAGCAATCGGACTGATGGAGTTGGGTACACAGAGTTTGATTTCTTTCCAACAGACAGTAACTCGATAGACATCCGTATCACAGCCACCACCAATGGGGACCACATTAGGGGCATGAAATGCTTCTTAGTGGCCCACTCAGCATTGGTAGCTTCGGGTAAAGTGGTGCATCCAGCCTTTACGGCTGCATATGGTAATATAGGGTTGTTGCGTTTCATGATGTCTCAGGACATTAACAAGAACGCTCAATCTGCTTGGACTGATGCACCACGGCCAACGAGTATTGGTAAAGGTGCTTCCTGGCTTGAGATGGTTAAGGTGTGTAATGAGTTGGGCTGTAATGGGTGGTTTCACTTCCCATATGCAGCTACTTCTGATTACTGTACACAAGCAGCAACCATTGTTAGAGATAACCTAAACCCCGCCCTTAAGGCCTACTTTGAGTATGGCAATGAGTGTTGGAACAACTCCTACAACTTTGATTGCTATCCTTATTTGGATGCTCTGAGAGCGGGCAAGAGTTATAATGTTTATGAGCAGTGGGGTGGACGTAGTACTGAATGTATGCAAGCAGCCTCTGCCGTGTTCTCTGGACAGATGAGTCGCATTGTTCGTGTAATGGGCGTACAAACAGGCTGGTTGGGACTAGAAGAGAACAATCTATATGCACCAGGATGGGTTGCTGAACAGCCTGGACGAGTGATACCCCACACTGTGCATGATGCTATAGCTGTCACAGGATATTTCAACTGTGCAGCAGACCAGTGGCCAGCAGTCATCTCTGCTGCAACCACTGATTATGCTACAGGAAGAACTCTAGCTCTTGCCAAGATTCAAGAGGAAATTGACCTACATCTGAATAGTTACTGGCCCCATCATAAAGCTGTGGCTAACTCTTTGGGTAAGCAACTCATCATGTATGAGGGCGGCTCACACTTCTATAATCCAGGCACGTCTAACAACACTTTGGCTAACCAGATTGTTGCTGAGATTAATAGGGGTGACCTGATTGTAGCTAAGTATGCAAACATGATGACCAACTGGGCACTATTCTCCTCTGTACCTGGAGGTTTTAACCAGTTTGATGCTACTAGAAAGCCCACAGATACTGGAGAGTTTGGACTTAGGCAGACTATTAACGTAGCTACACCACGTAGTGTTGCTGCTATGCAGTACAATGCTGGTACTTTCCCAGTGTCCACTATTTTGGCATTACCCCTAGATCAACGTTTAGTTGTCTCTGGACACTCTATTCCCGATGCTACAGCAAAGACACAACTCACGGCTGCCATAGCTTCCATGGGAGGGGCTGTTCAGAAATGGACTGCTACAGGCCCACACAGCTCTGCACAGTGGCGTTGGGATCATCCGGTAGAGGTGGGTACCCCGGACAACGTAAAGGCTCTCCTAGAGGCTCCTGGAGCTTCCTATGCAGCTTTTATTGGTACCGAGGCACATGGGGGTAGTTACACTAACGGTGCTGACTTGGTTGGAAGAGCCTCTGTGTTGGCTAACACCACACAGTACAGCCCACCAGCACAGAGTGGTGCTAACGTGTATGCTCTCTTGTGGCACAACCTAGCTGGAGCCACTGGAGCCCAGACCTACTACATGAATTTCTGGCGTAACGATCCAGCACTCTTATTTGGGAGTGCCTGGAGAGCTGCACAGGAACCAGAAAAACCTCTGTGGACAACCATCATCGACTATGTGAATGCCAACAAAGCTGTTGGGACTAGCTCGATGAGGATGATTCCTCTGCTAGAAGTGTTCTGTGCTGTGTATGATGGTATCCAGGCAGGTACAGTTACTGGTATCACCATGGCTAATCTCTTCTCAGATGATGTCCACATTGATACACCAATAGGACGCTGGGTCCAGTTGGCTACAATTTTGGCCGTTGTATATCACCGCAACCCTAGTGAGTTACCAGCAAACGCCGGAGTGGATGCTAACATTTCTCCAGCATTGGCTACACAACTACGAACCATCATCTGGTCAACATGTTTAAATGATACACGTACAGGGATAGCATAATGACTTACTTCCTATCAGGCCAATGGAACTCGATCTGTGATCGTTGTGGCTTTAAGTTTAAGAGTGCAGAACTCAGAAAAGATTGGCAAGGCCTGATGGTTTGTGAGAAGGACTATGAGACTCGCCATCCACAAGACTTTATCAAGGTTAGGCCAGAGAAAGCTATTCCAGATTGGACCAGACCGCGTACACTAGATACTTTTGTGTTTACCTGCGATATGTGGTCCAGTTCCCCAATGGCAGACTTTGGTGAAGCCGACTGCATGACTGTTGGTGGTAATATAAACATTGAATTGCTAATTGATATTTTTAATCCTAGCTGCATTGCTGACATTGCCATTGCAGGACGTTCTATTCCAGGAGTGCTTTAATGGCCGATACTTTTTTTGAACATAGAAAAACCCCCATCACAGCAGATTGGTTGAATGATGTTAACGATGCTGTGTACAAAACGACTATTGTCGATGTTATGTCCCACATCCCGAAAAGCCAGTGGGCAGCCATCAAGAGTGGTACTAGTGTTTTTGACTCCACTTCAGCCATCCAACAGGCCATCGACACTGCCCATGCTGCTGGGGGTGGTACTGTCCTCTTTCCAGCAGGATTGTTCAACATCAGTGGTTCTATTACTGCAAAGAGTTATGTGAAACTCTCAGGAGTGTATGGTGAAGACGACACGTTCGGTGTTGTTGGGCACAAAGGTGGCACGGAACTCCGCTGGAACGGTGGTGCCTCAACCTTGCCCCTACTTCGTGTATTTAGTACACGCTTGTTTGAGTTAGATGGTATTCATCTGGATGGTGCTGGGTTCAACACTACAGGAATCTTGCTAGACTCCGATAATAACCCCAGTGGCTCTCAGAACGAGTTTCGACGTTTCTCCATTCGACGCTGCTTGACTGGAGTTCAGTGGGGTACGAGCGGTATTAGTGGTGGTGCCTACGCAAACGATGGCACTCGGTTTAGTACCTTCACCATTTGGTCTCAAGTAGTTGGTTCAAAGGGTTTTGTAGTCAATAGCGGTAATGCTGGTCAGATGAGTGTTATTGAGTCTGGTGGCATTCAAGTAGAAGATATTGGTATTGATCTAGTTGTCTCCAACCTTCTTCAGATTAGGAGAGTGTTTGGTGGTGGAGTAATGAACACTGCCTTCATCCGCTCTAGTGTGGCTATTGATTTATTGATTGAGGGCTGTGCCTCTGAGGCATGGGGTACTGGACGGACTTGGAGAACGGATGGTCCTAGTTTCCTGCTGGTGGTTCCTCCGGTGGAAACTTACCCAATGCTGGAATCTACCACTACCCTTATTCAGAATCAAATCAATAACCCAATTCGGGTACAGACCTCGGCACGTATTACCAGTATTGGAGATGCTTGGGGATATTGTCAGGTGTACGCCCTATCCCCTGCATGGGTGTCTGGTGCGGTGTACTCCACCCCAACAGTGGTATCATATAACAACCAGAACTATGCTCTACTAATCAACCACACAGCGGGTGCGTCTTTTGAAACTGATCTGGCCGCTGGCAGATGGGCCATCTATTTTGTTCCAGCTAAAGGGGAATGCTCGGTTGGTACTTCATATGTACTGGCTCTCAACAATGGAGCAAACACTGCTGTTATTGTTCCTGCTACGAATGAGCCCCTAATTGGTTGGCAAGAAAGTGCTTTTGTTCGACTGAGTAATTTTGACCCCGGTAGGGGCTGGGTCAGTCCTCCGTATGGTGGTGGTAACTTTACTGCCTCTGGTTCAATGACATGGACGGTGGAGTCTGGTGATGTGGCGACCTATGCCTACACTCTCTTGAATCGCACAATGACTGTTTCCTTCACGCTGAACAGTACTAGTGTTGGTGGCACACCAAGCTCTGTCTTACGGATTAAAATTCCACTGGGCAAGTTCTCCACCAAAGCCATGAACAGTTTTGTTCGTGCATCAGACAACGGTACTCCGGTACCAGCTTGGTGTTATACAGACGTCTCAGGTGTTTGGTTGAACATCCAGAAAACTGATTTCTCCAACTGGAGTCTCAGTACCAATGGTACAACCATCCAGGGACAAATTACCTTTGAGATTGATTGAGTATGGATTATCAAACACTAATTAACTGGGCCGCAGGTACGGCACTCACTATGATGGGCTGGTTTGCTCGACAACTCTGGGATGCTGTTAAGGAACTCAAAGGTGATCTTTCCAAACTACGGGAGGAAATTGCAAAAGATTATGTCCCAAAAAATGATTTTAAAGAGTTTGCTCAAGAGATTCGAGGCATGTTCCAACGAATCTCCGACAAGCTAGATGAAAAGGCAGACAAATAATGGCTACAACTAATTTCGTACCTGGGACGGTAGTCACCTCTGACTGGCTGAATGATGTGGATGACGCCGTGTATCGTAAGGTACCAGAGACTATTAGTGTGACGGACTTTGGTGCTGTGTGTGACAACCTTACAGATGATACCACTGCCGTACAAGCAGCCATTGACCACTGTGTTGCTAATAACCTTGATCTACATGTCCCACGACTGACTAGGATCACCACTGTTCACATTGACCGTGCTGTGGATGGTGCTGCCTTTGATAATTTCTTTACCATCAGTGGTATTGGGGGAGGTGGTTTTGTTAGGGCAACTGCCGGGGCAATGTTCTCCTCACGTATTCCCTACAACGGGGTGAATGCGGTTTCTCAGCTAGTTCGCTTCTCACATCTAATCTTTGAAGCTACGGACTCAGCTAATGCTGTATATGTGATGGATGGTACACGCTACCTACGTAGTCGCTGGGATGACTGTAATTTCCGCAAGTGTCGGTGGTTTGCTACAGTGACAGGAGAAGCTCAATCTCTCTATATGTCTCGTTGCCAAGCTAGGCGTTGGCAGGGGTGGTTTATGGACTCTGCCCTGGTGAACTTTGATGTGCGGGTAAACGACTCTCTCTTTGAAGCAGGGGAGCGGGGACTCCACATGGCTCTACCTGTTGGGTCCTCTATTACACAAACCAATATTGAAGGTATGTCTGGCCATGCCATTGAGTACACCGGTGGCTATGGTTTTAAAGTGGATGGTTGCTATTTTGAGCATAATGCTTATGGAGCTGGACAAGATGGAGCCAGTGTTGTTCAGACTGGGGGCACCTCCCTTGGAATGTCCATCACTGATTCCTACTTCAGTGCTGCCCACACACCCAATCCACAAGTGGTATGGCTAGGTGCAGATGGGGCAAGTAGTAGAAATAACCATTGTACGACTGGTGGGGTTCTACATAGCTTCCAGAATGATAGTAATGTAGAGATTGACAATGACGTTGCCCTTGGTACCCTCATTGATGGACAAGCTACTCCATACAGCATTACTAGTGTTGGCCGTATTGGACGTGTTTGGTATGCGGATGGTAACAAGGACTACGGCGCATCTTTAGATACTAGGTTTGTTCCAGGTCAGGGAGCCTATCTACGTCTACGAACCATCCAGAACAATGTCCCAGCTTCTAGGGGTCTTGAGGTGAATGACCTAGGTCGCATGACTGCTTACAGTCCCACATTTGGTCTTGAAGCCACTCTCGATCCAGCAGCCAATGGTGACTTTGTTTTTGATCTACCATCTAACAACTCCTTGCGATTGAAGGTACGTGGATCAGATGGTGTTATTCGTACAGCCTCTATTACTTTGAGTTAATATGAACCCCCTTCTCTTAGGCCCAATCTTTGAATTGGGTAAACAACTTATTGATAGGTGGATGCCTGATCCACAAAAGAAAGCCGAAGCAGAGATGGAGCTATTTAAGATGGCTCAAGCCGGTGACTTACAGAAGGTCCTGGGACAACTTCAAGTTAATGCCAGCGAGGCACAGCACCAGTCTGTCTGGGTTGCGGGTTGGCGTCCATTTGTTGGTTGGGTATCTGGTGTAGGTTTTGCTTATGCAGCGATCTTACATTACATTATGGGTTGGGTCGCTTCCATCAAGGGATGGCCAGCTCCACCACCAGTGGACACAGACATCCTCTTGTTCGTTCTTGGTGGTATGCTTGGTCTGGGTACTCTACGTACTTACGAGAAAAAAATGGGAGTTACTAAATAAATGGCTACTTCTACAACTACCCTATGGTCAATGTCGAGAGACTCAATCATCACGGCTGCTCTTCGTAAGATTGGGGTGGTTGGTGAGGGTGAGTCTGCTAGTGCTACTCAGATTTCTGAATCACTGGATGATTTGAATGCCCTATTGGCAGAGTTTCAGACTCTGGGGATGCCTCTCTGGAAACGAGAGGAACAAGCGATTACGCTGGTGTCTGGGCAGGCAGAGTACGTGATTGGAGAGGGGCGTGCAATTGATACTCCCTTTCCATTCAAACTGAGTCAGGCTAACTTGGCCATTGCTGGGAGTACCTCCCGCATGAACATGACCATCCTGGCCCATTATGACTACAATAACCTCCCTGTAACTACGACAGGAACTCCTGTTCAAGTTACCTACCAGCCTTATATTGATTATGGTGTGCTGTCTGTATGGCCTGTGCCCAATACCAGTGTCCCTGCTGGTACTGCTGTACATATCACGTACCAACGCCCGTTCTACAAGTTTACGACTGGCACTGAGACGTTGGATGCTCCACAAGAGTGGTACAACGCAGTGGTGTTCCAACTAGCTCACATTAAGTCTGACGACTATGGGTTGCCTTTGGAAGATCGTCGATGGTATGAGAAGCAGGCTGAGAAACGTCTTGCCACTGCTTTGAGTGCTGGTACGGAGGAAGCGTCTATTTACTTCTTCCCAGATAAGCGAGGTGTTTGATGGCATTTAGCAAATCACCTTCTCAAAGTACTTATCAGACTAAAGAAATCAAAGCCTCTTGGGCTATGCGTAATCGAGATGCTTCTGGTACAAAAGATACTATTGCTTTAAACGGTTTCTTTGATTTGGTACAAGACCGAGCTACTGGGGATAAGGACATCCATTTTGTTAAAAGAGATGGTACGTCTTTGTTTGAGTACACTCTCCCCAGTGGACCCGCTCGTGGGGCCTTCTACTGGGAAGATCAGGATAAACTCCTTGTAGCCTACAGCAACGATATTGCGGTAATTACTGGCTCCACTGGAGTCTTGGTAACTACCCTGACTGATGTCTTTGTGTCTACTACAGGGGATGTTGGGTTTGTTGAGTATTTGTACGATACTGGGGATACCAAAATCGTTGCTGCTGACGGCACAAGACTGGTCACAATTGATTCTAGTAACGTGGTGGTGGCTGGGGTAGATGTAGATCAACCCACTGCTTTTGAACCACATGTGATGTTCCTAGATGGCTACTTGTTCATGGTGAAGACGGGAACGTCTGACATCTACAACAGTGATCTAAACAGCCCCCTGGCCTTCACTGCTGGTAGCTACATCTCTGCTGAGATGGTGGGAGATCGCCTTATCCGTATTGGAAGGTTGAACAACTACATCATTGCCTTTGGTACAGCGTCTCTAGAGTTCTTCTATGACGCGGCTGTGGAGACAGCGAGTCCCCTGAAACGGGTAGACACCCCCATTAAAAATGTGGGGTATCTTGGTGGCCTAGTTACCCATCTAAACAAGATGTACTTTGTGGGACAAACACAGAACACCTCTCCTGAGGTATATGTGCTAGAAGACTGGAAAATGGACAGCTTGGACAACCCGCCACTGCGTAGGTATATTCAGCCCCATACTTCCTTCAGTGGTGCCATTGTTACAAATGGCGGTCATGACTTCTATGTCCTAACGGTAGGCACCATCACATACTGGATGGACCTAGAGACCAAAGTATGGACTCGCATTGCCTTCCAAGGTACCGAAGTGTTTGCTATGAAAGATGCAATGATTGTGCCAAGGGTGTCTGTCGGTAATGTTTCAGTTATAGTCCCCACTACTGGAACATCCTTGTACTTCTTTAATCCAGCTATCTACCAAGATGCTGGTACAAACTTCACTACCACAGTGCTCACATATAAGACCATCTTTGACACATTTAGGCAGAAATATATGTCTAGGTTGATGGTGGTAGCTGACAAGGCCTCTGCGGGCTCTTTAAACGTGTCCTGGAGCGATGATGACTACCTCACGTATAGTGGGGTACGTACAATTGATTTGGCATCTCGTAGGCCCCGTATTCACAGGATGGGGGATTTCACTGAACGTGCTTTCAGGTTTACTATGACTTCAAACAACCCCATGAAACTTCACCACCTTGAGGTGGATTACAACACCGGTATCAGATAATGGCAGACATCCTCCCACCCACCCCTGTTGGTGTACCTCCTGGACACTCCTTCTGGAATGACTGGTATGAGAAACTTCGAGCAGTTGTTAACCAAGGGGCCATCAGTGTCTTGTGGAACAACATTGACTTTGCTGGTAGCAACCTCACTAGTATTGGGACGAGGGCACACAATTCCCTACAATCGGTACAGGGGGGCTCTGCTGGTGAGTATTACCACCTAACCTCTGACCAACGAACAGAGGCTACAGCTACCCGTAGTACACGAGGAGTGGATACTCTGGATGACATTGTGGTGGACGATGCGACACAAGGACTGGTCCTAAAGGACACACAAGGAACGCCACATTACTGGCGAATTACGGTAGATAATACTGGTACGCTAGTAATCACCGATCTTGGCACAACAAAGCCGTAAAGGAAATAACATGGCAGATTATAGTTTGGGTGGTTTTGGTGGCTACGGGGATGGTGGCCTAGGCCTAGGGTCTGGTGGCAGTTCTTCTGGTGTGGGTCTTGGAGGCCCCTCCGGTGGCTATTTTGGTGGGGGCTCCACCCCCTCTGGAGGTAATGGTGGAGGTATGTCAGCTACAACTGACGACCTCTTTTCTTATAACCCCGCCTTTAGTGGAGGATATAATCCATCTACTTCCTATTCTCTTGGTGATCTATACTCTCAAGATGCTGGTCAGGGTTTGAATATGGAGGGCAATTATGGCCTTCAGATGCCCTCCAATCCCTATGGGGACACAGGCAAGGGCTTTGGTGGTCAAGAGCAGGACGATGACTTCTGGGGTAGTGGTATGGGTAAGTTTGTGAAAGGTCTGGGTCGCTTTGCCCTTGCCACAAACCCCATTGGTAGGCTCGGGTTGGCTGGTTATGATGCATACTCTGCTGCTAAATCTGGCAACTATGGCCAAGCAGCCGGTGGTCTCATTGGTGCTGCTACTGGTAATGGTCTGTTGGGTAGTGCTGTGGGCATAGGTACTGACGCTGCTATGGGCAAGAATGTCTCGGGCCGTGTTGGTGGTACCCTAGGCTCAGTGATCGGTGGCGGAATTGCTGGACCTGTTGGGGCTATGGCTGGTGGCTATCTGGGTGGACAAGCGGGACGTGCTGGTGGTACAGGTAGTACAGACACTTCAGGTTTCCGTGGTGATGGTAGTAGGGGTTTGGATTTTGAGAACCTTGCCTCCGGCCTCGGTACTCTGTACTTGAATAACAAAGCCGCCAAGGCTGCTGACAGTAACATACAGAGCCTCAGCTCCATGTTTGGACAGAACAGTGCTTACTCACAGCAACTGCGACAGCAACTGGAGCGACGTGACGCTGCTGGTGGCCGCCGTAGTCAGTATGGCCCACGTGAGGTTGAACTCCAAGCCAAACTCGCACAGATGGCTGCTCAATATGGCCCCAATATTAGTCAGAGTAATATGGCTGCCCAGCAAGCCTCTCAACAACGGCGTGCCCAGAACCTAAGCACCCTGTATGCCATGGGGCGTGAAAGTGGCCTGTTTAATCAAGCACAGGATGCTCTGGGAGGTCTTTTCTTTAATAATCAGTCACAACCACTCTACTTCGATAACAACACCTCTGGTGATGTTTACTCTGTTTAAGGAAGTTTATGGACCTCCCACAATACGACCAATACTCTAAATGGTTTGGTGATGGTCCCATGGCTACGCGCTATGGGATGGATCAGATGGACCTTGCTAAACAGTTCCAAAATCAGAAACTCCAGCAAGAGGGAGCTAACCTCAAGAAGACCACTCTTGCCAATCAGTTTGATGAGCAGAATAATCCACAACTCCTAGAGCACCAGGGTCTGGTGAACCGCGGTCTTGGTGTTGATACTAGGATCAAGGAAGGCACTGAAGCTCTCCAGTTGGATGCAAAGCAAAAAGAGTTTGTCCAGAAAGCAAAGCAGTCTGATCTGGATATGATGGAGATTCAGGGGCAGCGGTGGGCCTATAGCCCCGATCCCAAGCAGCGTGCTCAAGGTGAAGAAATCCTGCGTATGCACAAGGACTTCATTAAGATGAGGGATCAAGGTAAGATAGCTGAGGATAGCCAGCGTAGGCTGTTTGCACAGCAGCAAGCTCTACAAGCACAGCGTGAAGCTGCTGCACAACGGCAAGCAGCCCAACGTGCGGCTACTCGTGGTGCTACCACTGCTAAAGTGTCTGGTCTCACTACTGATAAGCAAGTGGCTGAATATATGCGTCTTGCTCAGGAAGCTCAAGCACAAGGTGATAACGACACTGCTGCCTACTACTACAATTGGGCACAGAACGTCAACCAAGCCATTGCTACTCGTAGACCAGACCCTGGTGTTGGTAAGACAGTCATCTCTCCTGAAGGACTTGCTCCAGCCCCCACACGGCCCGCACAACAACTACCTCCTGCTAAAACACCACAAGCAGCTCCCGCTGCTGCTAAACCGGCCCTTCCTGCTGGATGGGTCTTGAAGAATTAAAGGACACTTATGCCGACTTTCTCGTACAAAGGGTATGACTTTGATGTTGCCCACCAACCGACTGAGCAAGAGTTTGCCCAGATGTCGGCATATGTAGACACCTTGCCACCCAAAAAAGAGAAAAGTTTCTTTGATGGACTTGGTACGGCAACCAAGAAGTCTCTCGCTGGTGCAGCTAACGCCATTGAGAGTGCCATCAGCCTGCCTGCTGGCGGCTTGGCTGGTATGATGGGCTTTGAGGATGACCGTGATAAAATCTTTGGTCAGATGGATGCCAACCGTGCTGCTCGTGAGCAATGGGCTAACCCGGAGAAGCTGGAGACTTCCCTTGGACAGGATGTTGCAGCTACTGCCCTGACTCTCCCTGTACAGATTCCAGCTATGCTTGGTCAGGCTGCTGAGAAGGGTATGGACCTCATCAAGCGGGGTGAACCGCTGTCTACGGCCATTCCTGCCACTGTGGCTGATGCTGGCTTGAATGCCTTGGGTATGGGTCCTATGGCCCCTGCCAAGACGTTCCTAGGCCGTGCTGCCATTGGTGCAGCAGGTAATACCTCTATGGGTGCTGCCTCGGATGCTCTGACGCAACTGCTGGCTACCCAAGAAGAAACCAAGAAGGCTTACAACCCATATGACGCACGCCGTCGTGCCCAAGAGGCACTGGTGGGTGGTGCTACTCAAGGAGCTATGGGTGAGCGTCCTAAAGCTAAAGGGAACACTCCCCGTCTGCAAGGTGCTCTGGATGAGCTGGTTGCCCCCAAAGAAGCAGACGTAAAAAAGGCCCCATCACTGGAGCCTGAGCAACTACGCCTGTTTGACCAGTTTGACGAACGTAGCCCGGTCAGCCCTTACCAGACTGAGATGGCTCCTGACATGTGGCGTGTTGATGAGAATGGTATTCCCATCCGTGCTGATCTGTCCATGGAAGTACAGAACCTCCAACAACCTCTTCAGCGTAATTTGTTCGGTGATGAGTTGGATGTCAACTTTCCACGTAATCCTACAGACACTCTTGTAGACTCCCCTGTCATGCGAGACACTGACTTGGAGATGAACAGCCGTCCTCTTACAGAAGCCATTGACGCTATGCCTGAAGGTGTGCGTAATCGTGAAGGTGGTAAGTTTGCTCCGGGTACCACTCGTCAGAGTGCCCTTGATTTGCTACGTAATGAACTACCTGCTGACAACGAACTGAAAACTGCTGCACTAGATGCAGAGATTAAGCAGTGGATTGCTGAGAACGACCAGCCAAAGAATGACATGGCTGCTCGGTTTGGTCGTGCTAAGAAACAGCGGGGTGCCCTACTCATTGGTGACAAGAGGGTTGTGGTAGAAGCTTCTGAGGATGGGTTTGTTGCCAAGGTTGGTGACAAAGTTGTTGGTTATCTCCGTTCTAACCTCACACCTGAACAGCGTGCACAGTTGGGGGAAACTGCTAACGTAGATATGGTGAAAGTGGAGAATGGGTTTAAGGGTAAGGGTGTTGGTAAGGCCTTGTATGATGCTTGGACCAAAGCCAATGAGGGGAACGTAGCCCCATCTGGAAAAACCTCCCCCGACGCTTGGAAGCTGTGGAAGAGGGATAACCCAGGTGCTGTAGATGCTTTTGCTGCACAAGAAGCAAAGCGCATTGCTGATGGTGCTGATGAAGGAATGGTGCTGGGTAACATCACCGATCCTGAGGTTCGTGAGAAGGTATCTTCCTTTAACGCCCGTACTCGTAGGCAAGGTGGTGGAATTCTATTTGACCCAAAAGATAACATTAAGAAGAATAACAGTGATCTTTTTAAAGCACAAGTAGAGCTGGAAAACTTGAGTAAATCTTTCTGGATTGATCAAGCTATTTCTAAAGAAGAGTTCCACACTAAAAACCAAGAACTACGTACTAAGATTAATGATCTAGAACGTACAAACACAAAATGGCAGGAGACGCTTCCTCCTAAGAGGGTTAATGAGATTCATCCGGGATATACAAAGATACCTCTTGGTACAGACGTGCTGACAACGCGTCGGGGGGAATTAGAGAGGGCCACTGTTGTTGAAAACAGGAATAGTCAGGTGGGTGATAAATCCACATGGTATCCTAGGGTAGAGTTTATAGACGGTAAAAAGTCCCGACTCTCTCCTGAAGACATCACAAAAGTCTTTGGGACTCCTAATCGCCCGTTCAATTCTAAGAAACAATCCGGTGGAGTCTTGTTCGACTGGAAGGGGCAACCAGAAATGGATCAGCTTAAGAAAGTGGCAGGTCTTCGTGAGAAGCTTCGGAACTTGATCCCCACTACCATGACCGCCGACGAAGCAATTGTGGCTGCTAAGGGTATGAAGGATGTGGACCAGAACATTGCTCAAAAGGCAATCAATGTGTTCACTAAGGGTGGTCTGTACCAAGCAGAGAAAACTGGTAACCCCATCATCAAGTTCGTTGTGGACAAGATGCTGGATGCTGACCGGCTGGCTCGTGCTGACATTCGTGACTACATCCATGACTCGCTGGCTCCAGCCATGCGAGACTTGTCTACGGTGGAACGTACGGAAATTGCGACGGTGCTAAACCAAGCTGACATGAACAAGGTGGAAGTAACTCCTGAATTCTTGCAGAAGCATGGTTTCTCGGAGAAGCAAACTGCCTTTGCACAAGCACACAAGCAAACGATGGATGCTGCCTTTGAGCGTATTAATGCTGCTCGTGCCGCCGCTGGCAAGGCACCCATTGACAAGCGTACGGCCTACTCTGCCATGAACGCCACTGGAGACTTCCGTAAGCGGGTTTACACTCTTGATGAGGATGGTAACAAGGTGGTTGTTGGTGTGTTGGGTGCCAAGACCAAATGGGGTTTGGCTTCCATTGAGAAAAAGATGCGTGCAAGTAACCCAGAGTACATCATAGAGTCTGAAACTCGCTATGGTGCTCCAACGACCACGGGTCGTGGTGGGTCAACTGTGGTGGCTATCCAGCAAGCTTTGGAGATGCTGTCTGAGAACAGTCCTGCCACCAATGAATTCTTACAAGTGTTGGAAGACATCAAAACCAAGGAAGCCTACGACTACCGTGGTCAGAAGAGTCACACCAAGGGCAAGAAGGGTGTATTTGGTATGGAAGGTCGCAAGCCTTGGCTAACGGCTGAAGAGAATGCTAAGGACTTCATGGACGCTCAGTTGCAATATGCGGAAGCTGCGTTGAAGTGGGGCCATCTGTCTGATGCCACTCGTGAGGCCAACAAAGTACTTGCTAGTGACGTAGACATGCCAAATGCTAAGAAATGGGCAGAAGGTTACATCCGTAATGCTCTAGGACTCAACCCGACGAAAGCTGGTACTGCGCTGGAAGCAGCCATCAACTCCTTCTGGGAGGCTACAGGAGTGGGTCACACCATCCCCAGTAACGTGATGGGCTACAGCCGCAAGGCTGTAAACACCATGCTGCTGGGCCTGAATCCCGCTTTCTTGGCAACCAACGTGGTACAGCCCTTCCTGTCTATGCCAGCTATGACTTCCTTCCTGAAGAGTCGTGGTATAGATGCCATGACCACTGGGTATGACAGCATGGCTAAGGCGGGCTTTACCATCTTCAAGGACAAGTTGGGTAAGTTGAATGAGTTGGAAGCTGCTGCTAAGGACTATGCTGATAAACACCATGTCTACGGTAGTGAGTTGGTGGACACGTCCACTGTCTCACGCAAGAACGCTGAGTTCTACTTGGACAAGACTGGTAACTTCTTGGCTGGTAATGTGGAGAGTGGTACTAGGCAGTTGATGTACTACGGCTTTGTTCACATGCTGGATGACAACGGGATTAGGGACTTTGGTCTTGCCAACAACCTCACGGACATGGCAATGAACAACTACTCTCCCATTGAACGTCCAACAATCTTCAATGCATTAGGTCCCATTGGTGATATTGCTGCCAACCTCTCCTCGTTTAAACACAACGAGTTGTCTAGGCTAGCCATGTTTGCCCGTGAGATTGGTAAGGAGGGTGATGCTAAACCTTTCCTGATGCAGATTGCTGTTGGGGCCGCTGCCGCAGGCATTACAGGCTCTCTGGCTTTTGCTGAAGCTGACTGGCTCTACCGCCAGATTACCAAGGCCATGGGTAAGCCGGACAGTCTAAGCAGGGTTGTGATTGACTTCTCTGAAACACTGTCTGATGATCCAAAAGGGAAGTATGTTGCCAGTCATGGTGTCTTCTCCCTGATGGGGCTGGACTTGTCTAAACGATTGGGTGTTTCTGATGTCGTTCCGAATAGCTTAGGTGAAGCCATGTTCCCTGGTGGCAGTAAACTAGTGGATGTGGCTAGCCAAGGTCTATCAACTCTGTCTGATCCAAGTGAGATGAACTTCAAACGGCTGGCTAGGGAAGCTGCTCCGGGCTTTGCTACTGGTGCCATGGATCGCAACTGGTTTAGCCAGCAAACCCCACAAGGTGAGTTGGGTCTTAATCGTGATACGCTGGCAGGTCAGGTGATTCGTACCGACGCTGACAAGATGGCTAAGAACTTTGGCTTCACGGGTATCAACGAGAGTGTCCAGAAACAGAAGCTATGGGACCTAAAGCAGCAGGGGATTGGTTATTCAGAACTCCGTAGTGCTGTTGTCAAGAAGATGGTGGATCGGCTACACGCTGGTCAAGACATTCCACAACAGATGCTGGAGAACTACCAGCGCTATGAAGGTGATGCAGACACTCTGGTACGTGAACTGGAACCCAAGCTGAAAGCGGGTCAAGTTAGTGCTGTGGACGTTGCGAAACTCCTGGCCATAAACGCAAAAAGCACCCCACAAAAGATGCAGGGTGCTAGAACATTGGAGAGCTTGCAATGAAAGAAGAGTTGAAGAAACAACTAACTCGTGACGAGGGGGTTGTAGAACATGCCTACCAAGACCATCTAGGTTATTGGACCATTGGTGTGGGACGTTTGATTGACAAACGTAAGGGTGGGCATCTTCGTGCAAAAGAGATTGACTTCTTGCTAGAGAATGATATAGATGACCGCATTGAGGCCCTCACCAAACATCTACCATGGTTCACAAAGCTAGAAGAAGCTCGGCAGGGTGTGTTGCTGAACATGTCCTTCCAGATGGGTGTACAAGGCCTTCTGGGCTTTAAGAACACCTTGAAGATGGTAGAGGATGGGCAGTATGAGAATGCTGCCAATGGTATGCTACAGTCTCTCTGGGCACGACAGACACCTGAACGTGCTAAACGATTAAGTGAACAAATGCGTACTGGTATTTGGAAATGACAAAGAAAAAGCCCGCTATCCTTCACAGGACGCGGGCTTTTTAACATCTATACTTCTATATCTGAGTATTTCAAGATTCCAATCCTGACAACAAATAGGTCAATGGCAATTAGCCACAACACATTGTCATCAGGCTCCCTTACATCAATGTGCTCAATACCTACTTTGATGCCATTGATTAGTTCTAGTGTGACTTCAAGAGCCACACGTACCCCCACCAGTGAGGTCACAGATGTCTACAGGCATCTCGTCATACACAGTGTCTTTATGTTTCAAGGCTTCTGCGTAAGGCACTGCGGTGAGGGGTTGACCTCCTCGACTTCCATCTGGGTAACAAGTAAACCCGCGCAGACGCGGAGCGTATCGTGCAAGGATGCTGGCAAACTTTCCAACGTCTGATGCCGAGTTTCCTTTACTCCCCCAGGATGGTAGATTGATCGTGGAAGAGATTGACATGTCAACGTAATCTTGAATGTCCGCTTGGAATTTGATTCGTCGTTCATAATCATTACTCAGGTCAAGGGCAGACTCAATGGAATCAGGATTAACACCATATTTTGCAATTAGGGCTTGCGCTGTTCCATCGACGACATACTGATACTTCCATTTAGTACCCTCAGTGAGGAAACGACGTTTGTAAGCAACTGCAAACAATGGTTCAATGCCAGTTGTTGTCCCGGCAAGGATTCCGATTGATCCGGTAGGTGCGATAGCTCTATACGCAACTGGTCTAGAGATGTAGAGGCGATCGCAATGTTCATTTGCGCTTCGTTCACTTTCTGATTCATATACCTTCAACCAGTCATGTAGTTCAGGAGTTACTTCGTATTTGTAGGATCGTTGGAGGAGCCACTCATGGATACCCATAAGTCCCAATCCCAACCGACGATTTTTCTCACGAACCTGATATACCTTTTCATAGGGTAAATCTGCGCGGAGAGTACCACATACGAGAAACTTACTGGCAAGGCAAACAACAGCAGTGAACTCTTCCAAAGACTGGATATTACCAAGATTAATAGAACCAAGGTTACAAACATCTGAATCGTCCTCACTGGTGACCTCAGTACATGCATTACGAAGAGTTTCATTCTGTTTACTACCAAAGTTGAAGGAGAACCCAGGTTCCCCAGTCTCCATAGCTTGTCGCACGTTCTGCAAGAACACTGGATTGTTTTCCAGTCCACCGACCATAGCAGCGTCATCATAGTTGACGCTAATATTGGTCATGTCCAGAGGGGCAGGGAAGTTGAAGTCTCGCTGCTTCTCGTTACGAATCAGCTCGGGCCAGTTCTTTACGGTAAGGAAACTTTGGACATCATCATGCCGCCAGTTAAGACTTGCGTAGATAGCCGAGCGACGACTACCTCCCTGCATAACGTTTCGTCCAATTTCATTGATGGCAGACATAAGAGGGATTGGACCAGATGCTGTACCACCTGTTCGTGTGAGCGCGCTGCCTGATGGACGAAGGCGACTGTAGTCAATTCCAATTCCCCCACCCGTCATGAGACAGGACATTGCTCGCCATGTTACATTACTCCATTCTTCTCGTGTATCTTCTTCTGCGCGTAGAAGATAGCAGTTATTGTATGCCTTGAAAGGTCGTCCCGCGTAATAGAGATACCGTCCACCTGGAAGAAACTTAAAGTCTTTGATGTACTGAGCCAGTTGCTTTCGGTCATCATCAGACATGAGTTTGTGCGTAGTACCCTCACGAGTACCACACACATCTTCAACAAGACGATCTGCAAGTTTACGCCAAGTATCACTCGGACCCTGTGCATACTTGTACCGGAAGATATTTTCACCAAAGTTGGTGCGAAATTCAGATTTTTCCAATGATTACCTCCGGCTTGTTAGCCCCGTGTTCTAGTTCTCGTTGTCGTTTCATTTTGTCTTCCTCAATCCGGCATCCCTCGCAAACCCCCTTCTTCTTCCATGTCTTGTGCTTCATACACCTCGCTGGATGGGGTTGTCCGGGTGTCATGAAACTCTCGTATTTCGGCTCCAGCTTCCTTCTCCTCGATTTTACGTTCTAGGTATTTCTTCTTGCTGCCAGTGTCAACTGGTTGCACGTAGTAGCTCTTCTTTGTGTTCACTAATTTCGTCTTCAAATTTATCAAGGATGTCTACAAGTTCCAAACCTAGGATGTCTAGGAACTCTGTGATGTCTAGCTTTGCAGCAATTAGGTCATGTAGTTCTGCATTCACCGAGTATCCCCACTTCCTTGCAACTTACCTCGTTCAGCACGATCCATTAGCTTGACAATGTTAACTTCAGCAACATCTGCTAGGGTGTAACCCAACTCCTTGGCAGAAGCAGTGAGATACCAGAGAACATCACTTAACTCTTTGAGGGCTAGTGGCTTATCTAGCTTCCCATCACGGATGAGTTTCTTTACTTTTTCTGTGTACTCACCGGACTCCCCTGCGAGGCCCAAGGCAGTGTAAGCCAGTGCCATTGTACTACCTGTACCCGCCTCTGGATATAGAGCAAAAGACTTTGCAAGATTTTCATATTCGGAGAAGGATTTGATGTTCATTCTTTTTGTTTAGTTCGTTTCTCAACTTCACGGGTCAGGTACCAGATAGCTTTTTGCAAATCCTCAACACCATTCTTGTAGTCAGCACGCCAGATGTATTTCATCGCGTTGCCGAGAGTGAAAGTCATATGCTCAGTGATTTGGATACATTCCACACCAGAGGGATGGCTCTTGTAGTGACTAGGATGGTTTACTACGTCAGGCTGTTTAAAGCCATCCTCTTTGTAGTCTTTAATGTCGTGTTCGTTAATCATAATGTTTCTCAATAACTGATTTAACCAGCCACTCAACTGGGGTACTACGGGGCCAATCTTGTACCGAGGGTTGCCAATCATCTGCCACATCTTTCTTATAGATGTAGTTACCAATGTCTCGACCACCTGTACCATCGTTGGCAATGTAGAAGGAAGAAATCTCTCGTGCTTTAGATGCGTCCCCAAAGGGGAAGAGTTCAATTGTCACTTTAAGCATATCGTTGGTTAATGTACTTGAGGCTAACTGGCATAATATCAAACTCACCGTCATGAACATCATGCAGCATAAGGAAACCACGCCAGTGTTTGTTACCCTGAGAAGACATGTAATCTTCGTCATGCTCGTAACAGGAACCAGCAATGATGGAAGTTAGTTGGGCTCCGTCTGCTTTGTAGGCCGAATGAATCTGTAGACCTTGCTGATGCCCCTGGACGCAAGACATGTGCTTTTTTGCAAGACAAGCAGCAGCGGTAGTAACAGGACGACCCATAAGACCTGTAGTGAAGTAGTGAGAGTAAGCAATACCATCGACCACAACAACGTCCAGAAAAGGGTGAACATCCCACCCATAACTTTCATACCCAAGATCATCGACTGATAGGACCCCTTCCAATTGAGCGGAGTCGTTAACAGCCCGGTTAATGCGGTTTTCATGGTTACCAAGTGTTAGAATGAGTTCTGGATGATATTGTTTTTCTTTGTTGCGTCTAGCTTTTTCGTTGAACTCCCACAGAGGGGTCAGGAAGGCCACCATAGCCTCGTGAGAGGCCTCAACGTCATCGCGGTAGCGCCTGCCCTCAAAGCTTTTCTTACCCACGTCATAGGAGCTTAGAGAGGGCATGTCAGCAAAGTCACCAAGACAAATCACTTTATCTGGTTTCTTCTCCACCATATACCGACCAATTTTGGTTAGGTAAGAGAAGTCATGACCAACTTTGGCCTGTACATCAGGAAGTACTAGATGTTTTATTTTAATTCTCCAACAAAGCTTTCAAACTAACGGGGAACAGGGGAAGGATGGCATCTCGAATCTTCTCAGCAACCTCACGACTCTCTTGTTGTGCATGGGGATCAAGGCGAAGAACAAGCATGTCAGCAAACGCCCCCAGAGTACCACTCCAGTACCACTCAGTCATAGTGTTCTGAGGCAATACCATACGAGCTTGTTCGGGGGCTACACCTGAGTCAATCATCCATTTATAAAGACCTAGGTTGTTGTCTACAAGAAGTTCTGCGTGGAGAGGAATCTCAAAATCATTGTCAACATCGCCCCAGAGGTCCTCATGCCCCTCAGAAAGAGGTTTTAGTTTTACTTTGACATCATTACTACCTTGCTTGACATTTACAGGACGGCCTCTCCACACTTCTGGAAAATAGAACTCAGGTTCATCATCCACATAACGACGACTCACCTCATTCCAAGGCATGAACTTGTGCTTAACCAGTTGGCGAGCCACAAAGATGGGGGCCTTGACACGAACAGTGATGAATGTGTGATTGAAGGGTGAGTGGTGTTTATGTTTGGCTAGGTAGTTGATGAGTCGTTCATCTTGTTCGACAAACTCTGTGCTTTCCTTGTGGAAACTCACTCTAGCTGCATTCACAACAGAAAGATCACTGCCCATATGATCAAGGAGGGTAACCTCCATTGGAACAACTTTCATTGCAACATCTCAGGTACGTCAGCCACCATGGTGCCATCATCTGTGACGACAGTGGTGGACAACTCTCCACGTAGGTACAGAGTTACTAGCCCCATCTTGATGATGAAGTCCAGCTCCTCTTGAGTTACCTCCCCAATGAACTTGACCGTTCCGCTAGGTAGGTCAATTGTTTGGTCAATTAGCATTTCTTTTTCTTTTCTGCTTTAGTTTTTTCTTTATGACATGGGACGCAAATCGCTTGCAAGTTATCCCTTTCACAAAACAAACGGTTAATGAAGATGTCCCAAGTCTCAAAGCCTTTGTCAGGGTCTACAGCCGGATTGATGTGATCCACGTTCATGTCCTTTTGTGTAAACTCCTCGTGGCATAGTTCACAGCGATAGTGTTGAGCCAACCTACCACTTTTGGGATTGATTTTCTTCTCTGTCTTAGCGTCGTTTAAACAACTGTATTTTGGTTGCCAACGTCTTGCCCCTGCCCTAAGAGTTGAGGTAATGAAGGAATTGAATCTAGCTTGAGTCCAAGCTCCTCCATTAAAGGTGTTACGCGGTTTAGCCAGTCGTCATTCTCCTCTCGTTGAATCCACAGGCACCGCCCGTTACGGATCATTGTCTCATAATCATCTTGGTACAGATTAAGCACATACTGAAACAGATCATGCTCTGTGTCCACTCCGGCCATGTCCTCATAGGCACTATTAAGAAACTTAGGAACAACTGCCCGCATCTTCCCATCGTACCCAGGCACATTGTCTGCCCTATCTCCCATGACTAGCTGCCAATAGAAATTGAACATGCCGTCTTGCTCGTAGATGAACTTTGTGGATGCCTCCTTGATCCACTTCTTACCTGTGCTGCCAGTACCCTGAATCTCCCATTGGTAGTGATACCCAGGTACTTGCAGCATGTCCTTGTCTAGAGAACATATAATGGTTCGTCCATCTAACTTGTCTTGAGCAATCCCCATGGCATCGTCTGCCTCAATGCCATCAGTGACTTTAGCACCCCATTCAGTAACCAACCACTCACGCAAGGGCTCTAGGTAAACTGGCCTCTCTTGATCTGTGCGGTTGGCTTTGTAGTCGGGGTAAATCTTCTTGCGGAAGTTTTCACCACCACTTAGGAAGATTTGTCGGTTGCCTTCTGCCCCAACAGCATCCTCAATGTTCTTGATGAGGTTGTCTGCACGGGCACAAGCAATGCCGAAATCGTGCACTACTTCCCCCTTGCTTTGACAGGAGGCAGCACAGCGATAGGCAATCAGGTCCCCATCAATGAGGGCTTGCATTACGTGATCCTAAGTAGTTTATACAACACAAGACCTACAAGAATACTTGAGATACCGATACCTGTCAGGACACCGTAAGCAAAGTCCATTAGTCTACCGTAGGAACGTCAAAGTCAGGGATGTCATCGAAACCAGAGGGACCAGTCTCCCGTTGGTCGGAGGTACCTTTCACATCGAAGACATAATCTGAGTACCTCTTTGCCAAGGCAATTACGTCATCAGGTTTAACTGCCTTAGCACCAACACCAAGAGTGTTGCAAGCAACGCTAAGACAAGATTGACGGACAATGAGGATTTGCCGCTGCGCTCGCTCTTCGGGAGTTTCATAAGTGGATCGTGTGGCCCCTACAGCGGCCTTGGGTGAGTTAATGGCGCTGGGGGCAGGGGTGGCAGCCTGAGCACCATCAGAAGCTGCCACAGAGGTCCAGTCGTTGTAGCCTTGAGCATTCTTCACAACAGTGATTTCCCATGTACTGCCAGCACCGGCTTTGGACAGAATGGTGAAGGCACTAGCACCTGCACCAAAGGACATAATCTTCTTACTCTCAATTTTCCCCTGATAGGTCAGATTTTTATAAACTAGCTCTAGCTGCTGATAGCTCCCTTTTTGGGTAGGCTTAGTTTCTACGGTAGTGTTGACGACTTGAATAAGCATTAAATATGGCTCCAATTACGTTTATGTTTAATCAAACTAATGTTTGACTGTGTTGTTTTATAGATAGATGCTAACTCTCTTTGTTTAAGGGGACTTGCACGAATGAAGAGGACATCTTGCTCTGTGAGCTTTGCCAAAGAGTGTTTCACCCCTTTCCCCTGTCCAGTTTTTCCTTGACGTCCTTTAGATACCTTATCCTGGACATTATCTAGATTCGTTCCGCTAAACAGGTGGTCTGGGTTTACACAAGAGGGATTGTCACAGGTGTGGCAAACACAGGGTAAATCTATAGGACCTTTAAAAACTGAGTAAGAGACTCTATGGGCTAGTTCGACCTTACCAGCAACTTTAATGACCCCATATCCCTCTGGTGTTTTGTATCGAATCCAGTTCCAACAGCCAGTAGTGGGGTCCTTTGTTGTGTGTTTTATGAGACGTTCTTTGAGATTTTGTGTGGGCTTCATACTATAATTATACCACACTCAAGTGGTGGTTGTCAACTCATTTTGGACATTTCTTTCATATTGGGTCCATACTTGGACTCACATGCCATAGGAGTGTCCCACTGATACCCGAACAAGCGTTTGATGTTCTTTGGTAGGTCAGCAAAGACCCCATCGCATATGGTAGCAATGTCTTGTAGATGCTTCTCGTGAGTGTCCCACACAATTGAATCATGGACCGTGGAAATCAACCTTGCGTCAATACCTGCGGCGCAAATACGTTTGTGGGCAGACAGACGAGCTAGCATCATCACGTCAGCCCCAGTGCCTTGAACTGGGTAGTTTGAGAGGGTTGTCCATGGGATTTTAAGTTCTCCACGGAAGTCTCGGTGAATGTTGATAGTCCACTCTCGTCCTAGAGGACCCACAATAGGCCTGCCGGCCATTACTAGGTCTTTCCAGACAGAGTGGGTCTTGTCTAGAGCAGCATACTTCTTGTAGAACCTCTCATTCATGTCGTCCCAAAAGGGAGCACTAGAGCTAACGTGCATAAAATCAGGATCGTTAGCAAAGCTCCAACCGGAACCACGAAAAATTGTTCTAAACAGGAAAATCTTTGCAATGAGTCGTGAAGGTAGTCCAAAAGCTTCTTGATTTTTAGCATGTGTGTCCTCTCCTCCAATAATCTCATTAATCCCTGTCCAGTCCTTACTCAGCTCTAGGGCGGTACGCCACTCTAAAGCTGCGAAGCATCACACTGAATCAGCATTAGCTCCGCCCTCCTTTCCAACACGTCGTTCAATCATTCCCCACACCAACTCATACTCAGGCCAGTCGTCTTCTACTACCACATATCGCCGTTTTGGTAGAAATGGCTCAATGGAAGTGATAACTTCTTGTACAACTGGGAAAGCCTGTTGTGGTAGGGCTTCTAGGTCCTTAATCTTTAGAACGATGTAACGTTCTTCACGTTTAAATTCTGTCATGGTTAACATTCCACTTCTTTAAGATGATACCAATGATCTTCCCATTTCTCACGACCACCTCCATTGAGGACATGGTTCAAACCTTTATTGTTGTAGTAGACGTGTTTGGAAAGTTGTGTTGCAGTAGGCTTACTGCGCCAAGCATGGAGAAAATATTCACCATTCTGGTTATACTCGTTGTACTCCTCAGTCAATACCCAGACAGTTTCTTTCATGGCTTAAGCAGCACAGGAACTTGTTTATGCTCTCGTGTCATTTGAACTTTCAGTTCATGGTAGTGTTGTGGGTAACGCTGCTCAAACTCCATGGCAAAGTTACGTGCTCCTCCTCGCTCAATTTCACAAGCAAGGTCAGCACATAGGTCATCAAAGTGAAAGAGGTCTAGCTGCTTAGGGTTATTCTGCATTAGTCTTTGTATTGAGAATAGAACACATCCAAAAGATCACTGCTGAAGTTCTGGAGGTTGGGTTTTGAGGAACTGAGTCGTCCTGTAGATGCTGTTGTTTGGTTGAAATTGCCGTGCAAGATGCCGACATCCCAACCCATTTCCTCACGCAGTTTGATAAGTCCTTTGTAGTATGTTCCATTTAGTTTCTCTAGTTTGGATAGCTCCAACAGCAAGTCGATGACACCCTTCTTACCTTTCAACTTACGCATGGTGGATTCATCGACAGCATAGTTACCTTCCTTAGCCATCTCACTACCCTTAAGGGGTGTGTAGAGTCGTGGCAAGGTGTGCTCAATCACCACATTTTTGTACTTTGGCTGTCCTGACTTTTGTCCTGATTTGTAATAGCCAACAAACTCTTTCCCATCCTCTTTAACCACCCCACCATAAAGAAAGGCAGACAGATGATCGTTGCTGCCAAAGTTAATAGGAATACTGGGATAAATTGAACTGAGTTTTGTTTTGATCGTTGATATTTTGTCATCCATCTCCTTCGCTCTTACTTGGCAAAGTTCCTCATCAAAAGGGATACCATTAGCCTCCATCTCCCTCAAAATAGAGAGGTCCTGACATTGCAATCTAAACAGCATTAGCTTGGCCCCTGTGAGGGCTTGCTTTTGCTTTAGGTAGATTTGGTAAGTTACTTGTGCATCATGTGTTGCATACTCACTGAGAATGTCCCAGGGTATTGCATCTGTGTTGATCCCCTTGTCCCAATACTCTGTCTTCACTGCGTCAGGCTTCATTGGTAATCCCCAAAACTCTGCTACCTCATTGAGACTAGGGAAGCGATGAGTCTGGTTGGTCATGATGAAGTGTGCTAGCTGACAATCCCACACTTTGGTTGGGTCGTATGTAATACCCTCTTTCACAAACCACTGTAGATCGAACTTAGCATTGAATAGAGCATACAAGGATGCTTGGTCAATCTTTTGCTGCAACAACTCACCACTCGGCCATCGGACAGTTTCCGCACCTTGTACAGATGCCCATGACCAGCAAACCATGAAGTTTCTGGTATCAAACGGATGTCCTTTGTTCCATGTGGTACATTCTGTGTCTAACGCAAGAACAGTCATTTCATGGCAACTCCTGTCGAAATTGTTTAATAAGTTCGTACAACTTATCGACGTCAATATCAATACGCTCGTATCTAGACACAGAAGCAAAGTCGTCACTGTTCTGCTGTAGATAACTAGCTAGATACCTAGCAAACTCATCGTCAAGTGTTTTAAGCATGTGTATCTTTCACAACGGCGTAAGCTTGCTCCAATTCAGTAGCAGCCCTATCCAACAACGGGATTAGGTCACTAATGGGATAGGGCTTACGCCTAATTTCTGCAACCACTCTACGTAGTTGCTGTGCAATGGTTTCAGTGGTCATAGTAAATCAATGGAACAACCTTGAACACAAAGCCATCAATACCACGATCTTCAAAGTCCTGCTGACAACTACCAGCATACTCATCAGCACTCTCGGGAGTTAGAAATCCTGCAATGGGAATCTCAGTCTCAGCCTCTTCACGCACAACTAGGAACAAATTACTGCGGTTTTTTAGTTTCATTCAAGTTTCTCTAATGTGAAGGTGGTTCCTGTTTCAAAGCCAGTAGCCTCCTTTTTACGCACAACATAGTTCCCTTGCTCCAAGAAGCTACGGAAAGCCTCTAGAAGCTCTCGATCAGACATCTCTGTGGGGAACAGGGTAGTGTGCTCATAAAAGCCTGTGTACTCAGTTGATGTCTTCATACCGTGCCACGCTAGGGTTAATCAACACTTCACTACGCCCATGGCGCATAGACGCATCGGTGTCCGTATCACCGGAGAGTTTGTTTTTACTTGCATGGAGAAAGCGTACCATTTCGTAACCGGCCTCATTCGTCTTTCCGATGCCAAGTATCCAGTCAGCTTCCGCTTGCTTGGCCGTTTTTGCGTTTGCAACATTCGCCATGGTGAGCCATCGCTGACCTTCTCCTGAACCATCAGCTTGACAAACCCCAATCGCGGCATGTTGATAGACCTTCGCCAAATCACGGGCCCATTGGTAGATTGCACCCATGATGAGGTCCTCTCGGTCTGCTTTAAAGCCATGGATTTTGTCAATCTGGTCATAAATGACAAGAGAAGGCTTGTATTTCTGAATGACTTGTTCAACAAGGGTTTTTGTGATGTGCCCAGAAGTGTTGACGATTTGGTGCTTACCCTTGGTCGCAGCAAGAAATGCATTTTTCGCCGCAGATGGGTTGCTGTTAATTTGCGCAAGGGTAGCTCCTAGGGTTGCTTGGAAGCATCGGATACGGACCTTATTGTGCTGCTCTTCATTGTTGAACCATAGGATGGGTCCTTGTTGGTCAGACAACTGTTGAGCCATGTACGTCGTTTCCGAAGCAAGGAAAGTTGTCTTACCTGTCTCTGGACGGGCAAAGATAAACCCAAAATCTCCTGCTCTAAGGCTACCAAGCATCTGATTGAGTGTGTTAAGACGCCATCTAAGTCCGGGTTGTCGGAATGTTTCATTGAGTAGTTGCTCTAAGTCATCTGTTACAAATTCAATGTCTGTTGTTGCAGCTTCAGAAGTCTTACCTTCTTGTAGCTGTTGCATGAGGGGTAGCAAGGAGGCCATATCAGCCTTACCTTCACTTACTTCGTAAGCCCCTAGTGAAAGTTCTTTGAGGAGTTTTCGGTCGTAGAATGACCTCAGTAGCACATCCGTTGTTGTGTCCGAGACGGACAGGCTGTCTAGGTTTGACAGCACTCCTTTGTAATAATCAGGATCGCTCTGCTGCTGTGCAAGAGCAAGGTTAGCTAAATCAGCAACCGTTAGATCGACAGCATGGGATTGATGGAAGTTATCCAAAAGAGAATACAGTGGTTGTATCTCTTTTGGTAAGTCCTTTGGTTTTAGTTTATCAGAGTATCTAAGCCATGTTTCATGCTTAAGCATACTTTTGATAATTGAAAGCTCATAGTTAATACATACACTCCTTATATACTACTATACCTTACCGGGGGAGGGGACTGGAAAGTTTTTATGTGAAACGTAAAAAGCTTTCTCTCTTACTAATATTGTAACCCAGAACCTCTTGACAAGTCAAGCTTTCTCAGCATACAGCTTGTCAAGGTAGTCCGCAATTTTACGTAGTTCGTCTGGAGAAGAGTCGTTTTTAATCCGGTTGGCCCTCCATGAGAGGACTTGTACGTTTCCGTTTATGTACCCCTTAGATGGGTCCGTACAGTCAAAAGACACACTGTTCTCTTGTACCCCTTCTGGAAAATAGTCCAACTCAATACCAAGAGCCGGGCAGTGGGTGGGCCAATCAACAGAGTCAAAAGAAAGGTCCCAGTACTTGCCTTTGCGGAGAGCATTGGCTTTCTTACCAAAGAACTTGTGACGTTGTGCTCGATAGAGGTCGGAGTCCTCCTTCAAACCCCATTTTTCACGGTACTTCCTGTCTCTTTCCTGATTCCTCACAAAATAACCACAAGTGTTTTTCCAGTCTGGGACAAACTGTTGAACAATTTGTTTAACCCGTTGCCTAGAAATACCATAGTGGCGAGCAATGTCAGCCATTGTTTTTCCTTCCCTACCCATAGCCACAAGATTGGGGAGTTCTACTGTCCAGTCTACTTTATGCTTAAACATTAAAAACCTTTACTTTTTGTTGAGGAGCATTAAGTATACCACGACTAGAAAAGTTTGTCAAGTGATTTTTTCACGGCGTTCCAAAAATCTTTTGTTCTCTTCCTGTTTGTGGTACTCAAGAAGAGTGTCTAGAGCCTCTTGTAGCACTTGTGTCGTGTATATGTGCTTCATGGCCTTAGCATAGGTAACACGCTCACGTAGACGTTGCAGTAGATCATTCATTTCTGTTCAACCGTGTGTGGATCATTTTAGTTTCCGGCGTAGATACTAATATAGTTCTCTCCATCCTCTAGGTCGAAGGGGCCACACTCGTCCACCTCATCTGTGACATAGGCACTCCTCAACAGGCCGCAGTCACTACTTGCCCCGTGACGGTAAAAGACCTGTTTATCTCCATGACCACTTTCTTGAAGGGTCTGCAACTGGGTAATAAATTGATTGAGTTTCATTTCAGATATTCCTTAATTTGGTCAACAGAGTAGCACTTTGGGTCTTCGTCACTGAGTAGGGCAGTTGCTGATAGACCCAACCATTGAGCCTTCTCACAAATCTCCCTACCTTCTTTCCACTTGTCCCTGACTACGTACAAGCGTACGCAGCTAAATACTCAATCAGTAATGAACAATTACTATTTGCAGGTGGACGCTATTTCCC